GATTTCTCCCCATAGACCTCGTGAGAGGGGCTCCTAGAGCTGTTTTCAACACTCGGTACCCTTTCTTCTACATCATTGGGAGGCCACTCCGTGTACTTATCACAAGTTGAGTGTAAAAACTTATATAATATTTTTACCAAAGCTCTCGACGTGGATCAAAATCATGCTATGCAGTTGATAGTATCTTTGGTGCACCATGAGGTTCACAATGGGATTGATTATCTCGTTGCTGAATTGAAGGGCTTCAAGCGTTTATTCCTCGAAATCGACCACCATGGTAAGGCTAGTTACAAGCTTTCTCCTAAAGAGAAGCTGAATAATTGGTCGTATCGTAACCGTAGACGGAGAGGGACTAGGAATCAAATCCTGCGCGTACTATTTAAACTATATGCCAAAACTGGTATTACCCGTATCCTTAGGATATGTAATATCATGGGTAGATGGAAAGCAAAAGACCCCACTAAGTCCGATTATAGAAAATTTCGGGCTCAAGTAGGAAAATCACCATCCACAGTTCCCATTCCTAAAGGTCTAAGGGAGCAGACAGATGAGAAGGTTTTCTCTGATGCTATATCCTGTGCCAGGTTGAGCTTTAAACCCTTGAATGATAAGAATACTCATTCTTTATCAGGAGGTAAAACTTCTGAGGGGCCCGTCCATATAACAGAAGAGTTATATGCCATGGCTGAGGCAGGCTATATTTATCGTGCGCATGAACCATATCTGGCTTCAATCTTTGGTCTCGAACCTGAGGCCCGGAGTCTACTCTGGAAAAAGAGTTTGGAGTCAGAAAGACCTGTAATTGGTAAAATCGCAGGCCTAACTGATGACGGCGGGTTGAAAGTACGATTCGTAGCTAATTTGGCTAAGGTGTGGCAGGTTGCCACTTCGCCCTTACAGGCGACCTTGAAGGCCTATCTGCGGGTCCAACCCGAGATTGCTAGTTTTGATCAAGATGAAGGTGTGCGGTTCATGGCATCTGAATTGAGAGATGGCAAGGAAATTTGTTCGGTTGACATTGTTAACTCAACAGACAACCTTGAACGTAGAATTTTTGAGTACGTGGTAGAGGATCTCATCGATAGGCTTTTTCCATCTATTGGTCACACTAGGGAATTTGCTCTATTTTTGCAAGCCTACTATCTAGACAAAGATTTATCAGGCATTGGAATTTACAGAACACCATATGAAAATCTGTTTGTTCGTTACAACTGCGGACAGGCGATGGGAAGATGGTCTTCCAAGGGCCAGCTAGATTTCACCATGTTGGTGCTTTCACGTCATGTTGGAGGTAACGGTTCGAATTCCCGAATTAATGGGGATGACTACTGGACTTCAGATAGTTCGGTGGGCCGTCGCTTTGTTTCTCAACTCGATTATTTCCATATTCCCTGGTCAGAACCCAAAACCTTTATGTATAAGAGGTTTGGTGAGTTCTCTGGCCGCATCGTAGACACCACAGGAATCCTACCTGTTTTTAAGGGTAGAGCTTCTAAGTGGAAGAGTGATCCTTTCGGATTCATTCGTCAATACGGCAAGGGAGGGTTGGAGCTTTATCCAGCTAATATACGTAGAAAAATTGAAAAGGTAGCCATTGCATTGAAGGACGACAAATTATCGGACTTTAATTCCAAGTTCGTTAACCCATACGAAGGCTTCGAGCCTCCGCAGAATAAGTCCTTGATTGAAAGACAATCGTGGAGTGAACTTTGGTGTGAGCAGGTCTTCGCAGACCACATTCTTCGTGAAGAGATCGACAGCGCATTATCGCTTTACATGGATGATGCGATGTTATCTGCCGATCTTTCCAACCCCCACTCGATGTATCTGTGGGAGCGTTACAAAAAGTATGCTCACGAAATTAGTATCTTGAGACAACACTCGTTGTTTTCTAGAGTTGCTGTACAGAGATTCGCCGAACCTAATCAACGGTTAGACCGTTTCATTGATTTACTTAATAGTGAAGTGGTGAAAACCTCCGATGGATCTAGGATCCAAGGTTATGGGAGCATGGGGCCAATAATCAACAGGCTCCGCCGAGTCAAGGCTGTGACGACCTCATATAAGGATATTGAGGACAGACGGCAGCGACCTGAGCTCTACAAATGGGTGAACAAAGTCTACCATAGCTTAGTGGCATGGTGGAGAATCTTCAAACCACGTGGAGAGCGGCGGTTGTGATGTTTATAAGTCCAAAACTCCATCAGAGTTTTGTCCTCGCGGGATAACACCT